AACTGGGGAATAGTATCATTCTCTATCTTATCATAATATTCTGTTAGTTCCGAGTGCTTTTCGTCAATTGTATGTATAGTTTTCAATTGTTTGAGTTGCCGTTTTTTAGACTCGCCTCTCATTAAACCAGATATAATACTTTATATGGGTGTTTTTATGTTAGTTTTTATAGTAGGAATATATATATAATATTATGCCTACCATTGAATATCAAGATGATAAATATTTCAGATTGATGATGTTGTCATTACTAATACACGATTTTATTCATGATTACGGTGCGATTAGTTCATTAAATCGAATCAAATCTTTAGAAGAAATTAGTCAAGATATTTTTCAAGGAAAAACGACAAGCGTTGGTAATGGTAGGAAAATACCATCGGGTTCGGCCAAAACTGGAGTTATTCGAAAAACTCCAGAAGAAAAACAGAAAGCGAAAGCCGAACAGACCAAACGCAACCGTGATTTGGAGGTAGAGATTAAACGATTGGAGACAGACCTTCGTAGTTTGGGAGTAGACGAAGATGATATACAAGCAGAAATAAATGAAAAAAAGACATTTTTTAATGCACCTGACAGTAAGTTCATGGATATATCTGAATATGAATATTCACCAGAAATTATAAGTTTTCTGTCCGAAAATGTAAAAGATTTTAACGCAGATACATTTTCAGTTGATGTAAGACAACCAATTACGCGTTCAGTAACCGCCCAAAATCTAAGTGATATACGTACCATGTTGCAAGATGAAAAAACAATAAATGCGACATTAACAACGAATGCAGGGATAAATGCGCTATTACAGTCAATACTGATTGTCTATTCGTATGATAATATACATATGATAGGGTTAATTCAACCTATATATCAATATATAGAACAAACAACTTTTCGTGTAATGGGTATGCAATCAACCACTATAGCTGATATTAAAAAAAGGCGTATACTACAACTACAACAAACAGGTAAAGGTAAAACACATACTGGCGGTGATGGTGATGGTGCTACATTAGTAGCCGGTCCATTAACCGGTCCAAATTTATCATATGAGCCATACGAACCTCAAATGCAAACCGTATTTGAAGCACCTAACAAACAGGTTGTTCGTCCTGTTATAGTTCAAAATGACAATATACAAAACGTATTAGATGCGATTATAAATGATGAGGTAGAAAATGATAACCTACGTGGTATAAAATCCACAGAAATATACGAAGCATTAAATATGGTCGGTGATGAAAACAATGAACTAAACGTAGAATATTTAAAATTTGTAAATAAAACCGTTCATCAAATAATAAAAGGTACTTATACCTTCTTTTTACAACGTGAATATACAAACGAGTATGCTATTTTAAATAGCCATTATTTAAAACAAATACTGATGAAATATTTGTTGATTGTGATTCATTGTCCGCAAATTAATCCAAAGGTGAATAAATATGACTTTATAGTAAAATTATCTGACACATTTGTTAAAAATGTTAATACTATGTTAAATGAAATGTGTCCATTACCCAACAAACAAACTGATTTTAGAAAAAAAATAAAAAAAAGAATGTTAGGTGGAGCTTTTAATGAAACCAACCTATTACAAATTGACCCAAATTTAAAAACAATGACAGTAAAGAGAAACCAACTAATAAAACGTTTAACAAAATTAAATAGTACTATAAAACAAGAACCAGCTCCCGGCACTCGACGATATGATACCGTAATAAAAACCAATCAAGGTATACAAGAACAAATTGACGCTCATATTTTTAATTTTAACCAAGATGTAAACAGGCAGTTCTCAAAACAAAGTGAGTCAGAAGAGTCCGGTACACGCCCATCTCCTCAAATGAAATCTGTGATTAACTTATTATGTAGCGAAGTAGCGTTTAATGGTTTGTTCTATATGGGGCTTTCAGATAAGGATAGTAAGGTAATTTATCCCGATGGGCTCGATATAGAAGGTAACAATACGATTTTTAATCAGCAAACATACATAATAAATGGTATTTCAAATGGTGATAATGTATCTGGTATAGATACTAAGTTATTTGACACCATAATTAATATTTCGGGTTTATGGAAAAATGAGAATGAGACAACTAATTATAAACAATTGTCTCCTACAGACTTTATTTCACAATTTAACAATTCTGACATTAGTATTATTAATAACGCAATTAAAAAATCCCGATATTCAGATTCTAATTTTTTACAAAATGCTGTATGTTCTACTCCTCAGTATATAGATGCAATGGGTGGTCTTGGTAGTTGTACTATGAAACAAATAATCACCACGAATAACGAATTTCCAAGCACAGTTGATATTACTATTCAAACGAATACACCTAATTATTATAGAACATTTATCAAACACGATAAAAATCGGGTAAGTTTAGAATTTGATTACTTGGTAGATCGTATTAAAGCAGAACCATATCATGAAAAATTTTATCTTAAAGATGGTAAAGAACTATTGTCAGCATCAAATACAATGAATGCTTTATCGACCAAAATTATGAACTTATGGAATACGCGATATAATCAAGATAAATCACAACCGATTGATGGTGTTTTTCAAGATTTATTTAAAGAAAATTTTAATCAATTAATATCAATAGCATCACGAAAAGGCAAAGGTGATAGAGCACAAGAAGAAAATAGTGTATTTATAGATGCAGGATATAGAACTGCAACTAATTATAACCCTACTAATATTCGTATAGGTGCAATGGGAGATAGACCTTCCGGATTTAGGGCAATGTTGGATATGAAGTTTTTAAAACCTGATTCAGTTAGACCTAATACTATAGCTGGTTATTTTGGTCCTTCAGCAACGACCGCAATATACTCACCTACTTTATTTGGAGGCGGCAAGAAATCAAAAAAACGTAGAAAGACCAAGAGAACAAAGGGGGGAGCAAAAAAAAATACACGCCGTGCAACTAAGAAGTAGTAACACACGAGAATACAGATATGAAAAATGAATGAATCGCATATATTACAACACAATGGGACATGTGTCATAATATTGAATAGTGTTAGTAATATGTGTAGGTATTGGCTTGATAATAGGTAAACTATGATTGTGTTCTTCTATGACAATATAACGTGTTTTTGAAAAATAACAATCTCTACAATGTGTAGAAAACCATAATGTAGCTAATGTGTATGCTGCGATAATGTAATAAATCATAGTGGCGAATTGGATATAGTGTATAATTACCTAACGTACATCAATCAATTTTTAGCACCACATACATTTTTTCGTTTTTGTAGCACAGTCTAGACATATTCGGGGGGCTAAATACAAATAGCCGAAAGGGTTACATACGTGGTCTGGATTACTATATCCAGGAACTTTCTTTTTTTTACATTTTTTACAAGTGTATCTCGCTGGAGATAGCGGAACTTCGTTTTCATGGATTTTATGCTCCTCACATGTAAATGCGTGTTTTGTTGGAATCATATATTGTTCCGTCATACTTGGTATACACTTACACACGATAAATTCGTAAATAATAGGAGAAAATGGTATTTCTAATGTGTATATGGATATAGATATAGATATGAATATGGATACTAAGAACATTGAAACCACTTTATTAGATTTACCTCGAAATATAAAAATAGAAAAACCGGTCTTTCAAAAAATGATGTTTCTAACAAATGCTTTAGAAGAAGGATGGAGTATCCGTAAATCAAATGATTCTTATATTTTCACGAAAAAACATGAAAATAAACGGGAAATATTCCAAGAAGACTATTTAGAGAAGTTTTTATTGACGAATAGTTCATGTGCGCTGGGAATAAGCGGCAAATCTCGAAATCCGGAGTAGTGTATATTATACCGCCATATTGTGAAGATTTATCAAGTGATACAAATATATTTAGGACATTTACAACTGTAGTTAAAAAATTACAATTGTAATTTAACGAATTGACTATAAACTTATGTTTTTGTGATTATTGCTAATAATTAGAGCATTTATTTATCATTATTCTTGTATTTTTAGCAATAATATTTTTTTTAATTGAATTAATGCGATTTTTTCCCAGATTTTTTTCTTTGTAGAATATATAAATTCCATACAATGGCTGGAGGTTTAATGCAATTAGTCGCCTACGGCGCACAAGACGTTTTCCTTACCGGAACCCCTGAGATTACTTTCTGGAAGGTGTCCTACAGACGCCACACCAACTTTGCCATGGAGTCCATCGAGCAGACCTTCTCCGGTCAAGCCGATTTCGGTCGCCGTGTCACCTGTACCATCAGCCGTAACGGTGACCTTGCTTACCGCACCTACCTTCAGGTGACTCTCCCTGAGATCAACAAGAACATGGGCGCAAACAACGCTTGTGGTGCTCGTTGGTTAGATTTCATTGGTGAGCAGCTCATCGCCCAGGTTGAGGTCGAGGTTGGTGGTCAACGCATTGACCGTCAGTACGGTGACTGGATGCACATCTGGAACCAACTTACCCTTTCCAAGGAGCAAGAGTCTGGTTACCACAAGATGATCGGTCACACCACCCAGCTTACCTACATGACCGAATCCCTTCGCGCTGACATTGCCGGACCCTGTGCCGCTTCCAGTGCCCCCAACCAGGTGTGTGCTCCCCGCAACGCCCTTCCTGAGACCACTCTTTACGTGCCCCTTCAGTTCTGGTTTTGCCGCAACCCCGGACTTGCCCTTCCTCTGATTGCCCTTCAATACCACGAGGTCAAGATCAACATTGACTTCCGCCCTATTGGTGAGTGTCTTTTCGCCATGGACGGTAATGCCAGTGCCACCCAGGCTTACCAGCAATCTCTTGTTGCCGCTTCTCTCTACGTTGACTATATCTTCCTTGATACCGATGAGCGCAGAAAGATGGCACAGAACCCCCACGAGTACCTCATCGAGCAGGTCCAGTTCACTGGTGACGAGTCTGTCGGTTCTTCCTCCAACAAGATCAAGCTCAACTTCAACCACCCCTGCAAGGAGCTTATCTGGGTCGTCCAGCCCGATGCCAACGTTGACTACTGTGATTCTTTGATTGACGGTACCACCCTCAACTCCACTCACGGAGCCCAGCCTTTCAACTACACTGATGCCATTGACTCCCTTCCCAACGACATTGCCGCATACGGTGGTGTTGACAAGGAGCTTACTGATATGACTGAGTCTGGTGTTGGTAATGCTGCTAACCCTGATGCCACTGGCGCACAGGGTCTTTCCGATGCCGGTTCTTTCGTCCTTGCCGAGACTGCCCTTGACATGCACTGCTGGGGTGAGAACCCTGTCGTGACTGCCAAGCTCCAGCTTAACGGTCAGGACCGCTTCTCCGAGCGTGAGGGCTCCTACTTCGATACCGTCCAGCCTTTCCAGCACCACACCCGTGCCCCTGACTCCGGTATCAACGTGTACTCCTTCGGTCTTCGCCCCGAGGAGCACCAGCCTTCTGGTTCATGCAACTTCTCCCGCATTGACAATGCCGTCCTTCAGCTCGTGCTTTCCGCCGGTGCTGTGTCCGGCACTGCCACTGCCAAGGTCCGTGTCTACGCTGTTAACTACAACGTCCTCCGTGTTATGTCCGGCATGGCAGGTGTAGCGTATAGTAATTAGTTACGTTACTTGTATCGTGTCCGGTTACAACTGTGACCTACAAAGTATTTTAATAAAAAGGGTTTTCCCACAAAAACAAAATAAAAATTATAAAACACAAAAAATAAATAAAAAATGTAAAATAGTTAATCAATTACCCTGTTGTTTTTGAATCTCCATAAAAATTATAATAAAAACTATAATGTTTTTATTATACAAAACGCAATCTAATTGTTAGTTTCTTTCTTTGATTTCCTGTAATCAGCAATCTCTTTTGCTTTCTTTTTTTTGTATTCTTCATCTCCATATTTTGATTTTAATGCTTCTCGTTGTTTTTGTTTTCTAAGACGAGCATCTTCGCGTTTCTTATCAGAAGTTTTTTTGTTTATATTTTTTACAATATTTTTTGATGGTTTATGTGTTTTACATATAATCGTGGTTGTTTCCACTTTAATTTTACATTTCAAAAATATTTCAGTCATTTTGTTAAATAATTCGGTGAGTTCCATATCTTTTTTAATATAATTACAACTACCACAACACGATTTTACATTATTCATTGTATACCCCAACTTATTATCAAGGCGGTCAATGCCATTTTTACACCCTTCATATGATTTTCTACCACATAAATAACATTGTGAATTTATAATTATATCATATTCTTCTTTTGTTAATTCAAATGGTAATAATTTGGTGTTTGCACGTTTTTTATATTCATTATAACTTCTTGCATCAGTATCACAAAACTCTTCAGAAAAATAACGTCCATTAATTTTGTTATTATATGTTAAAATGTGTTCTATGCGTTTTAGAAATACGTCAGCAGACAACGAACATTTCATAAAATTACACGTCTTACAGCAACTCACACAATTATCCATTACATAACCAGCATTTGAATCCAATCGGTCAATGCCATTGAAACCGCGTTCTTGAATAATGTTGCAATAATGACACGGTTCCTTTACAATTTTATTGAATTCTTCCTGAGATATTTCAAAATCCAAGTTTTTGTCTCCCGCACACCGAATGTAATTAGAATAATGTATTTTGATATTTTCTAATCGCGATTTATTATTTTCTTTATTTTTTTCTGGGTTATTTTCCCTCCATTGTTTTGCGTTTTCCGCGTTTTTATTCAAATACTCTTCTACATCTGTTTCTATTTGTCGTTGTCGGTAATTCATACTCTTCATAGCAACCTTTTCATAATTATTTTCGTTCCATTGTTGTTTTACTTCTTTACGTTCAGGTTTCTTTTCGGCAATACGAGCTAATTCATTACGATGTTCTTTATCGCGTTTTTGGTCTTGAATATGGTTACGCTCTCTACAATTTTTACAAGTTTTGGTATTTCCACCATTCACGCCAACAAATAAACAATTTTCGAATTCTTGACAACAAGTAGAACAAGTTTGATGTGTATCCGTATGTGTAGTACCTTTTGCGTTTTCCCTACGATTGCGTTCCTGTTCTCTTTCTTTTTCTAAACAAGATTGACACCGAATATATTGATATTCCAAATCAAGTTGAGAACGACAACCCCGAACATAATTTTTACATATTTTTTTACCTATAGCCACGGTTTCATCAACAAATATACAAATTTGGTGTTTTTGACAGTATTTATTCTCTTCTGAACGCTTGAATACGCATTTATCGTTAGCACATAGTATGACGTTTTCGCGGGATATTTGTTTATTTTGTTTTCCTCTATTACGACAAGACGAGCAAGTCTTACCATCTGGTATATAATATGACTTTTTACAACCCGAACAAATCTGTAAATTTGACAACATTTCTTCAGTATAATCAACCATATAATCGTGTTTTTTACAAAAACTGGTATCATTTATAGCATTGCATCGGCAACCTTTCAAATTTCTATCAATTGCCGAACATTTTGTCATCTTGATATATTATACGTAGATTTCTTTTTATATAGTTTTTTATAAAATAACTATATAATCCTAAATATTCTCCTTCTTCTCTTGAGCTAATTTCTCCTTCTTTTTTAAATATGCGGCCCGAGCCCATTTCTGTTTTTGTTCAGCAGTAGGTTTGTAATTAGCCTTATAGTTCGTTTCTTCTTGATGTTTTTTGACACGTTCTTTGATAACTTCTTTATTATTTTGATAATACTCTTTTCTACTTTCCGGAGCCGTATATCGTTTCAAATGCTCCTTAGTAGATAGCAATTCTGCTTCTAATTGAGCTACCCTTTCTTCAAGTTCACTGATACGAAGGTCTTTATCCATTGTCTTATTTTACAATATTGTATATAGAATTGTGTTTATATATTTTCTCAAAACTATAAATTATTTTACATAACAAACGTAGTGTCCTATGATGTCATCGAATCTCATCCAATCTACATGTTGTTCGTGGTCTTCAAATTCATCTTCATCCACGTCTAATTTATCCAATAAAATTTGCATTGCCTCAACTATAATCATATGTTCTTCATCTTCTGTAAATTGACTTTGTGTATCTTCACTTTCTTGAAGGCGGTCCCATTCTACAATTTTAGTCTTAGATACTTGCATAACACCATAACCGTTTACTTTCCAACAAGAACTTATTTTTTTGCCATCTTTATCTACATAATTATCAGGGTTGAAACGGATAAACACGATTGGACGATGCTCTCGCATAAAAATTGAAAATGGTTTTGGTTACAAATTAGAGGCATATAAGTTGACTTTTATTGTATTCAATATCATGACTATGAAGACACGATCACAGACAAGAAGGGAGAACACCTTCACTTTGTCTAATGGCACTTGTTACCGCAATAACAGTGGCGACCGCAGGCCTTCTGGTTTTACTAAGCCTATTCGCATTAGTGACGAGATGGCTAACTTCCTTGGCGTACAGCACGGCACCAAGATGGCACGCACCGCAGTAAGCAAGGAGATCCATCGCTACGTCGAGAAGCACAACCTTGAGCAGAAGGGAAATTGTCGTTACTTCCGTGCTGACGCTAAGCTTGCCAAGCTCCTTAACTACCACTACAAGGGTGATGACGAGAAGCTAAAGCTTGGTTACTTCAATCTTCAGAAGTACATGAAGCACCACTTCCAGAAGGATGACTCTTGTTACACCGGCAAGTATGTGTACCCAGATGGACCGATCTACGAGGGCGAGTGGCACAATGACACGAAGCACGACCAGGGCACCTTCACTCGGCCTGATGGCGGTCGTTACACGGGTCAGTTCGCAAGCGGTATAAGACAGGGCAAGGGCAAGTATGTGTTCTCAGATGGACGGATCTACGAGGGCGAGTGGCACAATGACACGAAGCACGGCCAGGGCACCTTCACTTGGCCTGATGGAGGCGTCTACGAGGGCGAGTGGCACAATGACAAGAGGCACGGCCAGGGCACCTACACGTGGGCTGATGGACAGGTCTACGAGGGCGAGTGGCACAATAACAAGAAGCACGGCCAGGGCACCTTCACTTGGCCTGATGGCACTTGTTACACGGGTCAGTACGCGGACGATATGAGACAGGGCAAGGGCAAGTATGTGAACCCAAATGGACACGTCTACGAGGGCGACTGGCACAACCACAAGAAGCACGGCCAGGGCACCTTAACTTGGTCTGATGGCGCTTGTTACACGGGTCAGTGGGCGGACGATATGATGCAGGGCAAGGGCAAGTATGTGTACCCAAGTGGAACCGTCTACGAGGGCGACTGGCACAAGGACAAGATGCACGGTCAGGGCACCAGCACATGGGATGGTGACGCGAAGGGTCAAGTGTACACGGGTCAGTACGCGGATGGTGTGATAGAGGGCAAGGGCAAGATGGTGTTTATGAGTGGAGACGTCTACGAGGGCGAATGGCACAACCGCAAGAAGCACGGTCAGGGCACCTATTGGCATAATGGCAAGGCGAAGGGCGTTGTGTACACTGGTCGGTGGGCGGACGATATGAGACAGGGCAAGGGCAAGTATGTGTATGCGAATGGAGACGTTTACGTTGGCGAGTGGCACAATGGCATTAAGCACGGTCGGGGCACCTACAATTGGCCTAATGGCGATTGTTACACGGGTCAATGGGCGGACGATATGTTGGAGGGCAAGGGCAAGGGCAATGTTGTGCACAAGAATGGAGACGTCTACGAGGTCGATTGTAACAACGGCCACATGTTTATAGTAATGCAACCTAATTCGCAGATAAAAACCAGATCACAAACTCGAACTAATCAACAAAACAAATGCTCTGGTAGTAAAGCATACTGCGTCGAGCAACGAGAAACAGGACTTCTTATTCGTAAAGCACCGATGTCAGCAATACAACCTAATTCGCAGATAAAAACCAGATCACAAACTCGAACTAATCAATTGCTCCGGTAGTAAAGCACCGATGTCAGCATTGTCTTCCTATATGTAAGCGACGGCAATCGTTTCCCATAAACCAGCCTCGCTGAATAAAATAGTAGATATAAACCCATATGTAACCTAATTAATTAGTTATTTTCTTTTTGCGGCAGCTAATTTCTTCCTCAATTTTATATTACTTTATATAACAAACGTAGTGTCCTATGATGTCATCGAATCTCATCCAATCTACATGTTGTTCGTGGTCTTCAAATTCATCTTCATCCACGTCTAATTTATCCAATAAAATTTGCATTGCCTCAACTGTAATCATATCTTCTTCATCTTCTGTAAATTGACTTTGTGTATCTTCACTTTCTTGAAGGCGGTCCCATTCTGTTACAAGAAAATTATTTAAGTTTTCATACCAAGTATTGTTCGACTTGATAATCGGTAGATATTTTACCAAAAAGATATCATTTATAATTTGGTTAGCAACATCGTGACACGTTTTATCTGTAAACCCCATTACTTATTCAATATTATATTATACATAGAAAATACTTTATGTCTTTTCTCAAAACATATTAGAATCATACGCCATCATTTTCGGA